CAACTGCATCAAAGTGCATCAGCGCCTAGCCCGTTTTCATGTCCGCGCGGCCTAGGAAGCCCGCCATTCTTCCGGCGCTGTCGAGTTGCATCAAAACCGACATAAAAAGTGCGCGGGCGAGGCGGGGGATTAAGCGCGCTTTGAGGGGGTGCAGCATCGCGTCTCGATCACGCAATATTCTTTCGTAGCCGAGATGCCCTGCCCCCTGCCCCATCGGATTGACCGCGTGGCTGGCGAGGCGCAGGATCAGCGCATGTGCAACCTTTACCGGATGACAGCGCCCGCCGCCGCCGTCGCAGGGCTGTTCCGAGCGACCTCGAACGCCGCGCCGAACTTCGCTGCCGAGATCTACCCCGGCTATCCCGGCCTCGTGGTTGCAGACGGCATGGTCCGCGCGATGAACTGGGGCTTCCCTCTCGTCCTCAAGAGCAAGAAGACCGGCGCCCCGCTCAAGCCCAAACCGGTCAACAACACACGCGAGGATAAGCTGCACACCGGCTTCTGGGTTGATAGCTTCCGCAAGCGGCGGTGCCTGATCCCCGTCACTGCCTGGGCGGAAGCCGAGGGCGCCAAGGGCGCAATGACGCGGACATGGTACTCCCTCCCCGATCAGGATGTCTTCGCGGTCGCGGGCGTCTGGCGGCCTACCGCCGAGTGGGGAGACGCCTATTCGATGGTCATGGTCAACGGGTGCGAGCAGATGTCGGACGTCCACGATCGCATGCCGACGATCCTTGCCCGAGAGGATTGGGACCGCTGGACCAACGGAGAGCCCGAGGAAGCCTTCGCGCTGTGCCGGGTCTACGACGCGCCGTTGATCGTCGACCGCACGAGCGATCCTTGGTTCAAGCGAACCAGCCCACCACCTGCGCCGCAAATGCCGCCGCCATCAGCAACGCTACTATGATCATCTCGGCTTGTTTCAGCATTAGCGGTTGATCCTCGACCGCCAAACCGGACGCAATGCGGGATAGATCCGCGCTGGATCAAAACGACAGCCGGGCCTCAATAGCTCAGCCAGTCGAGTTCGGCTTCATCGACCGCCTCGAACATGTCGCCCTCTGCCTGACCGACGCTAAGCCGCTGCCGGACCGCCTCAGGATCGCCGTCCTTCGGAAACCCGCGATCCGCCACGGCGCACTTCGCCAGTTCGCCGACCAGACCGCCGCGGCCGGTCTGCATGAGCAGCCAGCGGCCAAATGTGCCGCGCTCGGCAGGCGCATTCGTGCGCCCGGTCGGGCGAAGACGCGCGTCGGGCGCTGCGGGAACGAAAGCTCGAAAATCGGGGCCCTTGGTGATATCCTGAAATGAGCCGCCCCCGCCGGCTATCCTGCTGACTTCGCGGCGCAAGTCGTCGAGTGTCGGTGTGGCGGGTGGCTGTTCCATGGCAATCCTCGCTGTCGAATCGATAGCGCGAGCCTATCATGTTCTCTATATGTTCGCACCATGAGTCGATGTGTGCAAAGCACCCCGGAGAAGCAAAAGATGGAACAAATAAAGGAAATCCGCCACGCGGTAGCGACAGCGCTGGAGACGCGCGGCCTCGATAATCTGGAGTTCCTGCGACAGATCCGATCAGGCGAGCAGGACGACGGCCCTTACATGACCGGCGCCCTTGCCTGCGCCGCTGTGCTGACGAAGCAGTCGGCGCGCGGCTGATGCCGTGCGCTACGCTGACGGACTGAGGATCCCGACCCGGCTGTTCGAGGCCGCCGCCTGGCATTACCCGATCAAGGTGACGTGCGCGTGCGGCCGGTCGGCCGTCTTCGATCCCCATGCGCTATGGTATCTGTTCGAGCGCAAAGGATGGGATCCCACCTTCACCAAAGCGCAGCGCCGGTTCTACTGCAGCGAGTGCTGGCGAACAAAATTCCGGAAACTGAGGCCCGTGAAGTTCGAGACCTGTCGCGAAGAGCCGACGGTGCGTTTGGCCATGCCTGATGAGCGGGAATGGAAACGGGCGATCAATCGGTTCCGAGGATAGTAGCACCGCAATATCGACAGGGTTGACGCAAACCATAATTACGTACATTTTGATGGATGCCGCAATATTGTACGGAACAACGCGATGACGGAAGAGACACAAGAATCTACGCGATTTGAAATGAGATCCTCTCCTGAATGGCTGGGAAAAGTGGATAAATGGCGAGAAGAACAGACAGACTCCCCGTCCCGCGCAGAAGCTATACGCCGCCTTGTGAACATAGCTTTGGCGAACAGCCCTCACGCCAAAAATCTTGAGCCACTTAGGGACGATGGACTGAAGCAGGGAGGAGACCGAAAGAAAGGCGCAAAGGCAGAAAATCCTTGGAAACTCAAATACTCAGCTTTCGGCGAAGATGATCCTAATGAAATCTGCCGGGCTGTTGGCCATGCCCTGTCAACTTGGGAAGGTTTAGAGGAGGCGTTTGCGCTATCGTTTGGTCATTTCGTTGGCTCGAAGCATGTCGTCGCCCTGCGTGCGATTGGACGTGTAGAGAGCCCAGTTGCCCGGCTTAATGTTGTGCTCGAGGCTTACCGAGCCTCGAGTGATGACGAACGCGCAAAATATCCGACGTTCGAGGCCATAATCAAGGAAGCGATGAAGGCGTCTGAAATCCGTAACGCACTTGCGCATGGATACGTAAAATGGGCAGAGGTCGGGGAACGTAAGCGCGTTTACTTCCTTACCCCAACCCTCTCTACTACCCGAAAAACTGTACAGATCGATCGAATTGACCAAGAGCGGCTCATAAATGCTCCGAATGAGACCGAAGCTCTCAAGGCGCTACATGACTATGCTTTGAATGCCAAAGACATAGACGCTTATCGGGCGGAGTTTACGCGGCTAAGAGCTGCCGTTTGGGAAATGGAGTTCCCCTCAGCGAAATTCTTCATACCGGGTTGAGTAGGGCGGCTTACGTTAGCCGCCTCCACCTGAACCCGAGCAAATTTACGCCGCCGCCTTCACCCGCTGCCTGAAGCGCACAACCTCCGCCCCCACGGCATCGTTCAATTCGAGGAACACTGACTGCAGCGGCTCGATCTCCAACTCGAAAAACGCGTCGGTCGCCTTGGTCACGTCTCCGAAGCCCCCGGCATTGGCGGGCACGATGCCCAGCAGCTGGGGCGGCACCCGGTGCGCGGCAAGCACATCATCGCGCGTCGTGTTCTTGATCCCAAGGAACTCGTCCTTGGCGCCCGCCTCCGCGATCGACTTGATCTGGATCCCGGTGTCCTTCCCGTTCGGCGAATGGACGAAAAGGTTTCGGAAGTTTCCCGGCCCCTTCGACCGCTTCAGGGCATCGCGCATCTTGTCGACGTCGCCATCGGCAAACTCGCCGGTCACATACATGATGTAGCCCGCGTGGCTGCCGTTCTCGTAGTAGCGGCGGCGGAATAGCGTTGCGTTCTCGTTCAGCAGCGCCGACTGCAATGCCGATAGGTACTCGGGCAAGCCATAGATTTCCTGATTGACGTCCGGCGCGATCAGCTGGTGCACCGTGCCCGGCGCGAACTCGACCTCGGGCTGATGCCCCGGCACCCACCAGAAGTGCCCCGGCTCGACACCGCGCCGGGTGTACTTCGCAAGCGCGTGGTCGAGCCGCAGCAGTCCGCCCAGGCGGTTGCGGACCTCCTGCGCATAGGCGTTGCCCATCACCAGATAGTCCTGCGCCATGCCCTTGAATGCCGCTCGGCTCAGCCATTGGGTCGGCTCAAGGCTGGCGGCCAGCATATTGCGCTTGAGGATGATCGCACTGGAATGGTGCGGCGACGCGCGGAATGCGCGGGCGAGGCCGTGAAGGGAGAGCGGCGGCTCATACCAGCGCTGGTTGTGATAGCATTCCAGCATGTCGAGCATCGTCGCCCGGCTGAGCACCGGCTCGGGATCCCCGAACGTAAAGGCCTGCACTTCGCCGCGGTTGTCGCCCGCCGAGATGATCGCGCCGGGCGATGCCTCCGCCGTTTCCTGACGGCTCATACGGCGGGCACGGTTACGCTTGCTCATTCGATAATCTCCATCGTGCCCTTGGGCTTTTCCTTGCCGTCGAGCGGCTCGTTCATGAGGATGTGCATGGTTGCCCACGCGATGTCGGCATGGCCGTCGTCACCGCCGCGCCCGGCCTTGAAGGTCACGTTGCGCCCGCTGGTGGTCAGCGTCTTTTTGATCGATACGAAGGCCGAGACGATGTCGAGGTAGCTGCTTTCGAACGCCAGGCGCCCGCGCCGGATCACGTTCTGCGCCTTCATGATCATGCCCGCCTTCACTTCCAGCGAGTATTCGATCTTGGCGACGGAACAGCCGGGCAGCGCACCGGGCTTGGCCAGCAGCTGATAGACACCGGCGCCAACGCCGGTGGCGTCAACGCCGAGGTACGTGCAGTTATACCGGCCCAGCATCGCCTTGATGAAGCCGGCCTGCTCTTCGAAGTCCTGTCCGCGCAGCGGGTGCCGTTCGAGGATCCGAAACGTCCCGCCTTCCGACAGCGGCGGCGCGGCGATCACCAGCGCGGCATTGTCGCCGGTCTCGCTCGACTGCGGATCATACCCCGCCCACACCGCGCGATTGCCATAGGGCCGCGCGGCCTCCGGGTTGAAGTCTTCCCATTCGACAAGGCTGTCGCAGCCGCAAGCGATCAGGTCGTTGAACTTGAAGGCGGACAGGCTGTCGTCGACGAACTCGCACATGTAGAGGTTCGCGAACTCGTCGGCCGCGTACTCGTCCTCAAGCTCCTCGATATCGAAGAGATCACAGCCCGCAAGATCCGCATCGCGGATGTTGACGATGTGCCGCCACACCCGATCCGGCCCGACGCTGCCAGCGGCAAGCGCCGCGTGGCTGACGTCGATCTCAATCCGGTCGGCTTTCTTCCGGCGCTTGTTGCGCCGCTCGCCGGTCCAGTACGGATAGGCGGGATGCGCGATGGTCGATGGCGTCGAGAAGTAGGTTTTCCGCCACTTCTTGTGCGTCGCCATGCCCGAGGCAACCTTGTTGAGCTCCTCAAACGAGTGGACCCAGAAGAATTCGTCGAAGTAGAAGTTGCCGCTGCGGCCCTGCGCGGTGCGGAAGTTCGTGCCGAGGAAGTGCAGTTCGGCCCCGGCCTCCTCCGGCGGACGAAGATCGGACGTGATGACCATCGGGTCGCCAGCCAGCGATACGCCGACCAGCTTGGCGAAGCTGACGATGTAGGAGCGGAACTGGTGGGCCTGGGCCTTGGAGGCTGACAGGAAGATCTGGTTACGCCCGGTCTCGATCGCGTCCATCAGCGCTTCGAAGGCGAAGAAATAGGTGGCGCCGATCTGGCGCGACTTCAGGATCATGCGGGTGCGCTGATCCTTCTCCTTCCACCAGCGCAGCTGATAGTCGAAGCACCCGTCGAGGAAGATGCGCTTGAGTTCCTCGGCCTGCTCTTCGGTGAAATGGTTTTTCTTCGGAGCCTTCCGCGGCCCGGCGTTGCGATTGCCGACCTTCTCGTTGAGGTCACCGCTATGGCCGCCTGGCTGTTCGAAGCGCCGGACGCGGGCCAGGCTCTTGATCGACCGGTTGAGCGCATCCATCTCCACGAGGTCGGCGCTGGTCTTCTTCTCCTTGGCGATCAGCGTCAGCAGCCGGATTTCAAGGCCGTCCTCGATCTTCTTGATCGATGGCGCCTCGTCCCACTTGTCGCGCTGGCGCCACGATTCGATCGTCGGGCGCGGGATCGCCTTGCCCTGATCGTTGGTCACGCCGTGCAGCGCGAACTCGTCGGCGATCTGCGTCACGCCCCACCCGCGCCAGTACAGGCTGCGGGCATGGCGGCGCGGATCGAACTTCCATGCAGAAGCCAGCGGGTCGGGAAGGGTCGCGTTCGTGCTCATGGCGGCGACCATGCGCCCCGTTTTCGCCGTCAATCACCGCTGTCCATTTGGCCCAGCGCCAGACCAAATGGATGCCCTTGAGAAGATGCGCCCCAGCGGTCCTTTTGGCCGGAACAACACCGCTGCCGAACCCGCCGCACCCTCAAGGAACCGGACCGATCATGGCCAAGAGCAAGTTTTTCCGCGTCGCCGTCGAAGGCCCCACTGTCGATGGCCGCGTCATCGAGCGTGCTCTGCTCGAACAAGCTGCCGCCAGCTACGCGCCCGCCACCTATGCCGCGCGCATCAATTGCGAGCACATCGCCGGGTATAGCCCGGACAAGCCCTTCAACGCGTACGGAACCGTGCTGTCGCTGCGCACCGAAGAGGTCGAACTCGACATCAACGGGACCACGAAGAAGCTGCTCAGCCTGGTTGCCGAGATCGAAGCCAACGACCAGCTGGTCGCGCTCAACAAGGCAGGGCAAAAGCTCTACACCAGCTGCGAGCTTCACCCCAATTTCGCAGGGGAAGGCAAAGGCTACCTCGTCGGCCTCGCCATCACCGACAGCCCGGCGTCGCTTGGCACCGAGCCGCTGAAGTTCGCCGTCCAGTCCCGGCCGAACCTCTTCACTTCGGCTTACGAGACCGCGCTGGAGATCGAGCCGTCTCTCGATGGCGCCACCATTGCCGAGGCGACCAAGTCCGGTTTCATCGCCGCGTTCGCCACGCTGTTCAAGCCCGACAAGCCGAAGGAACCGGCCACCCCGCCCCCTGCCCCGGCACCGGCCAACGACAACGCTCCCGATATTGAACGCTTTGCTGCCGTGATGGGCGAGCAGGTGGCCGCCGCCGTCAAGCCGTCGAACGATGCTGTCGTCGCCCTCGGCGCCCGCTTCGACAAGCTGGAAGCCCAGCTGGCTTCGACCGAACAGCCCCAGACCTTCAATCGCTCCCCGGCAACCGGCGGCGGCGGCAATGCCGCGCACCTGACCGACTGCTGATCGGTCCCGCACCCCGCCTGCCCCAGCCCCTCGCGCCTCTCAGGAGCCTCGCAAAATGCGTAAAGAAACCCGTGCCCTCTATAAGTCGTATGTCAGCCAGATCGCGCTGATCAACGGCATCGAAGCGGAAGACGTCGTCGCCAAGTTCAGCGTCGCTCCCGCCGTCGAACAGAAGCTGGAAGAGAAGATCCAGGAGTCGAGCGACTTCCTTCAGCAGGTCAGCGTCGTCATGGTCGCCGCGCAGACCGGCCAGAAGGTGGGCGTCGGCGTTACCCGCCCGCTCGCCGGGCGCACCAACACCAAGGCCGGTCAGCGCCGCACCCCCGGCGATCCGACCGACACCACGGACGACGGCGGTTACAACTGCCGCCAGACCAACTTCGACCACGCGATCCCTTACGCCAAGCTCGATGCCTGGCGCCACAAGCCGGAATTCCAGACCCTCCTGCGCGACGTGATCCTGAAGCAACAGGGCCGCGACCGCATCATGATCGGTTTCAATGGTACCTCGGTCGCCGCCAGCACCGACCGCGCCGCGAATCCGCTGCTGCAGGACGTCAACGAGGGCTGGCTGCACAAGATCCGCACCCATGCCGAAGAGCGCGTACTCGATGACGGCGCCCTGACCGCCGGTGCCGATAAGGCGATCTACGTCGCGGCCGATGTCGAGATCGTCGAAGTGATCGACGGCGAGGTCACGAACGCTGACAGCGCAAAGGCCGACTACGCGAACCTCGACGCGGTCGCCTTCG